GGCGTGTACCGCGAGGTAAATCGCATCGGCAGGCGGTGTGAAGGGTACATTCTCCCAGGCAACTGCGATGCTCTCAGCATCGGCCCAGGCACCAAGCCTCACGGCCAAAGCCGCAGCAATATCTGGGATCACTTCACCACCTCCCTGATCGCTTCGTCAAAGAAACGCTGAAATTCTGCTGCCGTGATGCGCACCATCCCGCCCGGCGCCTGAGTGGAGTGCCCCATTTCAAGTGGATAGGCGTAAGGTACGTTGTTGCAGAAGTAGATTGAACTCATCCCCACTTTGAACAGTGAAAGCGTGTAGTTCCCTGCGGCTTTGGTGAGATCGCCTGTCTTATCAATCCGCACGTTTTCCTCGGTCGTGGGTGCATCAAACGACACCTGCCAGTTGCCGCGAAACCGCCCACCTGTGTAGCCTGGCGGCACTTTGATATCCATCCTATCGACAACCCGCGCTTTTTTCTTCAGTCGCCCGGTTTTCGTGAGGTTGGCAGGATCTGTTCTTTGCGCCTCGTTGTGTTCATACACAGCGCGGTTATAGGATGCGGCCGTTTGATTGATTTCCCAAAGCTCAGGGTTTCCGACGGGAGACATCATGACCAGCTGATTGAGGATTCTTATTCCAACCGCGCGAACCACCGCATCCTGGTTGGCTTTTGCCTTATTGACGAACGCAGTGATATCCGCGATGAATGCAGCATTCTCGCTCATACTAGGCCCTCAATTGCGTTTTATAGCAGAGCACCACATCTGCCGGCTTCGAAGGATTCGGTTTCACCACCCGATGGGTGATACCGTCCACGTCGATCAGGTCTCCGGTTTTGATTTCCTGCTCTGCGGTAAACACGATACGAACATCCCCGCTTTCGATTACCGTTCCGTCGATCTCGCCTGGCTGATAATCCGTTTTTACGCCCGTGGTTGTGAAACGAATATCGTCAGACCTGTGCTCAATACCAGCAATCACCGTCACCGAGCCCTTTCGGATGACGTTATACGAAATGCCGTTCTGCCTGATCATGCGGGTGGCAGTGGCTTGCATGCGCTGATAATTGATTGCCATTACGTACGCTCCGCAAAGGAATTGATGGCATAGCCACGACCACCAGCCAGATCGCCAAGAATTGCCATGACTGCCGGGTAGGACGGTGTAAAAACCTCACCATCTGCGACCGCGTAGGTCATGGTGACTGCCCCTTCCACGCGCTCGGTCTTCACAGCCGCCTCGCGTGTACTTGCAAGCAGATCGCCGTCTATCGCCTCGACCGCCAGCATGCACTGTGCGGTGATAACCTCCTGAGGTAGTTCATCAGGTGGAAGATCGTGACCATCCAACACCACGTTCAGGCGCGGCCATGCAAGCGGTTGTCGGGGCTTCGCCTTTGAGCCTACCCACTCCAGACCTTCCAGATAGTCCATCGCCTTAATCAGCAATGGAGATAGCTTCTCAGGCAGCTCAATGCCACGCAGCACGGCGAAAGATAACAGGTCTTCCTCGCTGGCGTAGCTGTTGGCGCCATCACTGGTGATATCGGTATTAATCATGGAAATATCCCGAATGTGGGGCTTTCGCCCCATGCGTTACTCGCCGGCAGGTGCGGTGAAAGTGATTTCATCACTAGTTTTCGCCACATCATCAACCGTCCCAGTGACCGTAAAGGTCCCTGCTTCGCCAGCGGTAAGTTTTACCGTAGCACCACCAGCAGAGCCAGTCTGCGAGCTCTCAGTGCTGAGCGTGCCGCCCGTCGATGACCAGGCCACACTCTTGCCTGCAACGCCGGAACCGTTGAGCGTATATTTCAAAGAAAGCGTTACCGCGTCGGTGCTGTCAGCGGTCGCGGATGATTTATCCGCTGACAGCGTTACTCCCCCGCAGCAGTTCCCAGCTTGATCAGAACGCCGGCCGTGGATTTGTTGCTGGTGAAGTGCTTCTTCCAGTTGCCGGCAGTACCGATTTTGGTCAGGTCTGGGTTATCGCCTTTTGACGTATCCCAGCTGTAGCCAAGCAGATCGACGTTCACAACGCCTTCGGCGCGATAGCCAATCGCGAGGTTTTCCTGATCGTTGATGTCATAGGAGCGGAAACCAGGCGCCTGAGATTCGGTCACGGTTACCGCCCCGGTCACCAGTCCCAGAATAGCATCGGCGTCCATGGTGTCGGTTACCAGAACCGGTTTACCGAGGGTGCCCGGCTGGCCTCCGTATACCACCACGCCTGCTTCTTCATAGATTTTGTTGGCGATCGCCTCATCAACGATGTCGAAGTAGGTGGCGGAGTGCATGACGAACAGAACCACACGGTTAAACTTATCGCCGTATTTACGCAGACCGCGCGTCAGGGTCTTTTTGCCATCCGTTTCGATATCAGCGGTCACCACCATTTCAGCGTTTGCGCCGATCGCCGCGGTCAGTGCCTTCAGACCGTACTTAACGTAGCCCTCCAGCGTTGCATCAGCCACATCGGTGCCAATCACCTCAGAGAACTCGTCAACGGAGCGGCCACGGCGTTTGAATGCTTCTTCGGTGGTTTCATACGGGCCATATTTCCATGGAGCTTTAACGGACACCGCTTCGGCCGCACCGATTTTTTTACCCGTTACTTTGTCGGTGGAATTCACATCACGCGATTCGATGGAGCCACCAACCGTGTAGAACGCGCGCTTACGGAAATCTCCGTCAATCAGTTCGTTGTCCAGCAGGATAGCCCCGTTGGAAGAGGCGTTAAAAATCTCCAGATTGTCCTGGCGGCGCTCCAGAAATGCGGTTTGCGCCAGGTCGTCATAAATAATCAGATCGGTGTTAACAGTCGTCATCGGGTAAATCCCTTATTTCGGAAGTTTGAGGAAGGCCTGCTGGCCATGCTTGCGGATGTAGTCCGCCTTGTTGCTGGCGCTCATTTCGGAGCGTTTCAGGCTGCCGCCACCGTTCAGTTTATGCCCGCCCGCGCCAGTGCCCTCCGCGCGAGGAAACAGATGTGGAGCCGTCTCCTTGAGAGACTCGGCCCACTCAAGCGGGCTAAGCGGGGTTTTCCCGTCCTTACCGAACAGAACGTCGCCATTTGCATCAACCGCTACGGCCTCGCCTTCGTCGTTGAGCTTGAAAGTGCCTTTGGCACGTAGGATCAGGTCGTCAGATGCTTCCGGTAGCGCGCCGGTTTTAGCGGCAGCTGAGCGGATAGCATCGCCTAGTACGCGATCCCGGAATTTGTTGGAGAACGCTTCGGCTTTATCCGCACGTTCGTTTGCTACTTTGATCTGCTTATCAACGTCAGCGCGCAGGCGCTCGGTGCGCTTATCGAGCACCTCGTCAATTTTCCCGGCGGCAATCAGCTTTGCCTCTTCATCGTCGGAGAAACGTTGCAGGATGCCGCGCACGGCGTCTGGATCGATACCATCAAAGCGGGACAGGTTTTCTTTCTGCTGCTTGATGGTCCCCAGCAGCTCAGAGTTTTTGGTTTTAAGACCGGTGACTTCGCTCGTCACGCGTTCGTCGATCAGCTTCTGGATTTCCGACGTGATTTCGACACCGCCCCCACCACCTCCTTCACCGCCGTTTTCTGGAGCGTAAAATTTCAGAAGCATATTTCGGATTAACATAATGTCCCCTCGGGATTTTGCCGGGCCTCGCCCATAAAAAAGCCCCGGCGGGTGCCAAGGCATGATGTAAGTGCTGATCGTTAGTTGTCGGTACCTGAAAGTTGCTTAAGTCGTTCCAGTGTTATCCATTCCCCTTTGTCCGTGAACATGTCACTCAGGTCGATTTCGCCGGCACGGAGCAGACGCCCGCGCTCTACACCAAGCACCTGATCCTGCCGCTGTGCCAGCTGACGCTTGAGCCACTCCAGATACGTGGTTTTCGCCGGAACCTGCCCGTCCATGCTCGCGCGGGTGCCCTCGTCCATTTCATCAATATCGATGCCGAGTTCTCGCCATGATTTGAGGATCAGCGTTTCGGTAGAACGGCAGCAAAAGTGGATTTTCCCCGGTCCCTGCAGATAAGGCACCTTGTGCCCCACCGGCTTGTTGTCCAGGGTGTATCGCAGCAGATCGCGAACGATGCAGTCG